GGCAAAAGTGCAAGCCTTAGAAACTGCGTAAACAATGATAATTTCAATGTTATCAATGTCATTGGCAAGCCTTTTCCTTTTAAGGGAAGTGTTAAAAGCGGCGTGACAGATGATTACACACAAGTAATGAAGTGGTTAATACAATTTCCGGCTAAGAGCTTAATTATAGATGATGCTGGATATCTGATAACCAATATGTTTATGAGTGGACATTCAAACGCCGGAGCCGGTAACGGTGTATTTGCTTTTTATAACAAGATCGGAGATCACTTCTGGAATCTGATTGAGTTTATCAAAAAGTCAGTACCGGCAAACAAGATCGTATATGTGATTATGCACGAAGATACAGACGATTTTGGCAATATAAGGCCGAAAACAATCGGCAAGCTGCTTGATGAAAAAGTATGTATTGAAGGCATGTTTACTATCGTTTTAAGAAGTGTTGTTCAGAATGGTAAGCATGTATTTTTGACACAATCATCCGGAATGGATGTTGCTAAAACTCCAATAGGGATGTTTGAAGGCAGCGAGATTGACAATGATATCACCGCAGTAGACAAGACAATTCGAGAATATTATGAACTGGACAAGGAGGAAAAGACAGTATGAAACCATTTAACGGATATGACGAAGCAAAGAAGGCAGCACAGTACACACCAGGAGAAAAACTTCCGGTAGGCGCTTATGTATGCAAGATACTTGGTGTTAAGTTGGAGCCTGGCAAGCCCAAGCAGAATAATCCTAACGAGATCGGCAGCGACACACTGATTGTACAGTATGACATTGCTGAAGGCGATTACAAGGACTTTTTCAGGAATCAGTACAATAACAATCCAAGTGAGGATAAGAAGTTTAAGGGCCGTACTATTGTTTATCTGCCTAAAGATGATGGAACAGAACAAGATGGCTGGACTAAGACAGCTTTTGCAAGATGGACTAATTCACTTGAAGAGTCTAACAGCGGCTATACCTGGGACTGGGATGAAAACAAGTGGAAAGAAAAAATGATCGGTCTTGTGTTTGGTGAGACAGGGACAGTCATTGATGGCAAGGAAGTAACATACACAGAGCTGCGCTTCCCAGTATCTGTTGAAGTAGTAAGATCCGGCAAGGCACCAGAAGCTAAGTTTAAGGCTAAAAATGGCTATGGTGAACAAAAAGGGAATGATGGAGCTACAGACTTTATGAATATTCCGGACGGCATTCAGGAAGAGCTACCATTTGCCTAAAAAGTATTGTTGGGGGACATTATGCAGCCACATGAAATAGATAACATGCTTGAAACACTTGTTATTTTGGTAGACAAAAGGGAACAGCCAACAGAAAGAGCCAAAAAACGCTATGAATCTTTTGGTATCCCTTATAAGAGAGTAACGCTGTCATATGGAGATTACGCCTATAATGCGCAGTTACCTAATGGACAGTGGATATTTGACGAAGAGCAGACTGTAAAACCGCTGCTTGCCTTTGAGCGAAAAATGAACCTTGACGAACTGGCACAGTGCTTTACGCATTCAAGATCCAGATTTCAGCGAGAGTTTGAACGAGCAAAGGAACAAGGGGCAAGGATCTTTTTGATTGTTGAAAATGGCAGTTGGGAAAACCTTCTTGCCGGCAAGTATCGTAGTAAGTTTAATCATAATGCGTTTCTTGCGTCATTGGCTGCATGGATTGTCCGCTATGATCTTCAGATTATTTTCTGTAAACAAGAAATATCAGGCCGATTGATTAAGGAATTTTTGTACAGAGACTTAAAAGATCGAGCAGAAAAAGGAGAATTTGACAATATGGGGGCAACATGACACAAGAAAGCATAAAAGTAATGACGAAAGAAGAGCTTCTTGACAAGAATACGCTTCTTGAAATTTTCCAGGAAAAACAAGAGTCCGACAAACAATTGCTGCTTATTGCCATGACTGACAGGGCCGAAGAGCTTAAATGCAAAACTGCAGTTAGCAAGCTGATTAAGGCATTTACTGTTGATGCTAAGGCCATAGCCAAGAGTAACCACCAGAACAACATAACCATGTTTGGACATGCAAATGGAGAATTAAATTGCGGAAACTGGATTGCAGACAATAACGGTATCAGAATACTAACTATTTTTGGCGAAAAATTAGCTTGTTATCATCCTATATTACCGGTGGAAAGACTGTATAACCTTGAAACACATACAGAGAAAATCACACTGGCCTATATGAGAGACGATAACTGGAAGGAAATTACTGTTGATAAAGGGCTAATAGCTAGCAGCTCTAAGATAGTAAAGCTTGCTGATTATGGTATTGCAGTAACTTCTGAAACCGCCAAAGGATTAGTCCAGTTTTTATGCGACATTGAAAACATGAATCAGATAACGCTTAAAAACTCCACAAGTAAGTTTGGCTGGCATGGAAAAGACTTTATCCCTTTTGACAAGAACGTTGTTTTTGATGATGAAAGCCGCTTTAAAGAGCTTACTGAGTCCTTATATGAACGTGGCAGCTATGACATATGGTTGGATCTTGCCAAGAAGATTAGAGCTAACAAGCAACATTATGAGCCGCAACTATATATGGCTGCTAGTTTTGCCAGTGTCCTACTTAAACCGCTTAACATGCTGCCATTTATCGTTAATCTTTGGGGTAGTACCGGCAAAGGCAAAACAGTTGCTATGATGCTTGCGGCGTCAATATGGGCCAATCCTTCAGAGAATAAGTATATCACTGACAGCTATGCTACACAGAACGCTTTTGAAATAAGGCTTGATATCCTGAATCACTTACCGCTGATGATGGATGATCTGTCAAAGGTAAGAGACAAGCTGAATGATAACTTTACTGACTTGATATACCTATTATGCTCCGGGAAGGGTAAGGATCGCAGCAATGTAGATCTTGGCTTAAACAAGATTAAGACTTGGCAATGTACGATTTTGTCAAACATGGAAAGGCCGCTTGCTACTGAGACAATGAAGGGCGGGGCAATCAACAGAATCCTTGATTTTGAAATGGGCGAAGGCTATATATTTGAATCCGGAAACGCCGTTGTAGAAGTCCTAAGAGATAATTATGGATTTGCCGGCCCTAGATTTGTTGATCTGGTTAAAGATCTTCCGTACGAAGTATTGCAGAGAGAACGCAAGGAATTTGAAAAGAAGATCAAGGAAGAAGCAAAGCGCCAGGGATCAGAAAAGGAAGAGAAGCAGATACTTCCATTATCTGTACTTCTAATGGCTGACAAGATGGCTACAGATTTAATTTTTGATGATGGCATTTACCTGGATATTCCTACTATGGTTAGGCAATTGAAAGATGTTAATGAAGTCTCAGAAGGCCAAAGAGCATATGACACAATCATGGATTATGTAAAAGTTAATTCAAGTCGCTTTGCAGATGCTGGAAATTCTGCGGAATTTTGGGGAATTATTAAAGATGGTTATGTTCATATAATCCCTTCAATTCTTAAAAGAATCTCGCAGCAAGAGAATTTCTCAATTAAAGCTTTTTGCTCCTGGGCGAAACCAAAGGAAGTGTTAAAAACTAATAATGGCAAAAATCAAAACATCATAGGTGTAAATGGATCGTCAATGAGGTGTTATTCAATCAAGATGAATATTGAAACCGAAAATGAGGACAACGCCAGTAATGATGCGGATAATGGGTTTTCTGATGTGCCTGGGGGGAAATTGCCTTTTGATTAAAAATTACACCTTTACACCTTTTACACTCAAAAACATAAGGGTATATATAGAGAAATAAAAAAATTGAAAAATCAAAAAAAATTAAAAGTCTTGCGTGTATTCAATATAGGTGTAAATGGTGTAAAAGGTGTAACAAGCCAGTGTTTATCTAGCATAGAGCGATTTTAAAAGGTGTAATTTTGGTGTAAATAGGTGTAATTAAAGGGGTGTAAAGCATGAAAATAACACGTATATACTGCGACATTTGTCACAAAGAGATCCCTATGGATCACATACAAGCAGACAAAAAGTATTTACTCCCTATATATGAGGATAAATACGAGGAAACTACTCCTTGCCATAATTTATGTGCTAAATGTAGACAAGACATTTTAGATTTGTATGAAAGTGCTAAGAATAGCTGGGAAAATTCGTAAGCTTTCAGCAAGAGGGGGTATAGCACTATGAACAAGGACGGATTTGTTGAAAAAGTACAAAAGCCATATAAGCAAGTATGGACAATCGTACTGTTAGCACAAAAGGCTATCTATTCCGGCAAACAAGAGGACTGGGATTTATACGCTAAAGAAGCTGACAGGTATGCAAAAGAGGGGCTTGATAATCCATTTCAAAGCAGATGTGCAGCGTTTGTATATGACGCCGTAGACGATCTAAAGAAAATGAACAAGGAGGGGGCAACATGAAATTCAGGACGCCAAGCAAAAACAGCCCTTATTGGACGCCTAAAGAAGATTATAGGGCTGCAGTGTACTGGTGCAAAAGATATCCATTGTGGATTAAAGAGTTAGAGACTCTTCCAGACACTAACAAAGGAATATCTTATGAGGCCGATAAGGTGCAGACTTCCAGCTCATATGATGCAACGGCAGATACCGCAATCAAGAGATCAGAGATTTTAACAAAAGTATTGCTTCTTGAGGGTATTGCTAAAGCAGTAATGCCGGAATGTCCTAATTATCTTATCCGGGGCGTAACTGAAGAAGGAATTAAGACGGAGGATCTTATTGCTTCAGGAATGCCATTTGGGAAAAACTTATATTTACGAAAGCGTCAACAGTTTTATCATTTGATCGCTAAGAGAATCTAAGGGGGTTCGTGAGGGGTATGAAATGCAATCATAAAAATTGTTCTACTTGTCCTTATGATTACTGCATTACTGAAACGGTAATTAGTGAGGATCAGAAGGCTATCCAAGCAAAACAAACATCCTGGCGACAAGATTACAACAAAACATACTACAAGCTCAATCAAAAGGATCTCAAGGAAAGAGCCAGGAGAAGAGGCGAGGCTATAAGGGCAGCTAAGAAGATGGA